CAGCGTCTGCCAGCTGATCTACTGGATCAGTTCAATATCATCTGCTCGCGTGTGCGCGATGAGAATATCAGCACAACTAAGAAGAACATCCTCTGGCTTCACGATACTTGGGATGACCCTGAGTCCGAGCACTTGAAGAAGAAGGAATCGCTGGATCGGTTTGAGAAACTGGTTTTCGTTTCGAACTATCAGCAGGCCACTTTCAACATGGCGCATGGTGTACCATATGCCAAGAGCGTCGTATTGCAGAATGCTATCACACCAATTGAGGATCACGATAAGCCTCAGGGCACAATCAACCTTATCTATCACACAACTCCGCACCGTGGTCTGGAACTCCTTGCACCTGTTGCTGATTTTCTAACCGATCGCGGTATTGATTATCACCTCGATGTTTATTCATCGTTTGCAATCTATGGTTGGGAACACCGAGACGAGCCATATAAGCCCACGTTCGAACGGCTCAAGGCTAATCCTAACGTGACGTATCATGGGTATCAGCCAAACGCTACGATCCGCAAGGCTCTGAGAAAGGCTCACATCTATGCATATCCCAGCATCTGGCCTGAAACGTCTGGCATTTCTGTAATTGAGGCTATGAGTGCTGGTTGCCAGATTGTATGCCCTAATTTGGCTGCATTGCCCGAGACCACAGCCAATTTTGCAATGATGTATGGCTGGACAGAGGATGTCAATGTTCACGTTAACCGCTTTGCTGGTTTGCTTTTGTCTGCAATCAACCAACACTGGGATCCAAATAACCAGAACAAGATGAACTTCCAGAAAATGTATACCAACAATTTCTATAACTGGGACTATCGTGTCCAGCAGTGGATTGGTTTCTTGCGTGGTATTGATGGTTGACAATACCTTAGCCGTGTGGTCTGATGTTTTAAATATGAAAGGGTCAACTCATGGCTAAGAATTTGTTGTCGGTCTCGACAAAGAAAAAGGTCAAGCGGATCACACCGCGTGGCCTAGATCAGAAGTATCTTGGTGAGGAGCCGACTTGGGAAAACCAGCAGCTCCTTACCGAAGATGAAATTCAATCAAAGTTGGCTAGTGCATATAACTGGTACAACTATTTTGCCAATCCTAAGATGAACCGTGAATTCCTTACCGAGTTCATGGTGGATTCTGGTATGTCCAAAGCGGCCGTGCAGATGATGAATAAGGTTGATGACCACCACATTCTTCCTAGCACATGGAAGATGGCGCGCATGATTACGATGGGCTATGATGCACCGAAAATACGTCGGGAAATCCTATTCAATGATATTACCGAAATTGTGAAGCGTGGTATTGCTATCGCAGAGGCTGAAAGGCCGCCGTCGGCTATGTCCAAAAGCACGGTGACAAATAATCTGCTGGCTGATGTTGAGTCTATGGTAGATGCCAATGATGAACAGCTTACCAAATTTTATGAACTCCTGAAAAACAAAGCTCCGAAGCCGGCAATGGTTACAGATATTGCTAACTATTACCAGCCGTGGGTTGATGAAATGAAGGAAGCATACGCAACAAAAGACACCGATTTCAAGTATGCTTATCGTCATATGACCAAGAAACAAATCAAGGAGCGCATTGCTCTGTTTGAAGGAATCATAAATGATTGTAAGTCTTATGTGGGTAATAATCGCAAAGCTGTTGTACGCAAGCCACGCAAGATCAAACCTAAGAGCGATACCGTTATCGTCAAAAGCCTCAAGTGTCAGAAGGAAGACGTTGATCTGAAAATCGTCAGCATTGATCCTACCAAGATCGTTGGTGCTAAAGAACTGTGGACATTCAACACTAAATATAATGTTCTCGCGCACTATGTTTCAGATACAGGCCTGTCTGTAAAGGGAACAACTATTCAAAATGTAAATGATAAGTTGTCCTCGCAAAAGAAACTTCGTAAGCCAGATCAGGTGTTGCCTGATATCACTGGATCAACGTCCAAAGCTGCCATCAGGTCGTTTGAGGCCATAACAACCAAGGCGAGTGTACCAAATGGACGAGTCGCAGACACAAGCATTATCCTTCGAGCAGTCAAATAATGTTGTAAAGTTTCCGAAAAATAATCCTCGCGCACATGTGGTCGTGATAGACGACAATGACGAGGAACGGATCAAGTTCAAGCATGACTTTGTAAACCAAGCGGTACATGATGTTGGCAAAAAGCTTATGTACCTCTTGTCGACCAAAGGCTTTGATATAACCACGCCAGAGTTTGACGATAGCTATACGTTCACGATGGAATCCCTTCGTGCTACTCTCTTGCAGTCCATGGGTGTTAGCCATCCTTTCCTCATCTTTATCAATGACTTCATAGAAGGTTTGAATAAACTTGAGGAAGAGCTTGACGACGACGAATAATCCGTGTACTATACAGAATGAAATAAGGAACCGTGGTAATGATTCTCGTTGACTTTAGCCAAGTTATGATATCCAATCTGATGGTTCAATTGTCCAACAATGACCAGAAGCTTGATGAATCCATGGTTCGCCATATGGTTCTTTCAAGCTTGCGTATGTACAAGCAAAAGTTTCCTGAGTATGGCGAGATTGTCGTTTGTTGCGACGGTCCATCATACTGGCGTCGGCAGGTATTCCCTCACTACAAAGCCAATCGCAAGAAGAACCGTGATAGTTCTGGGCATGATTGGGCTACCATTTTTGAATCCCTCCATAAAATTCGTGACGAAATCCGCGACAACATGCCATATCCTGTGCTGATTTTTGATCGCGCAGAGGCCGATGATGTTATCGCGGCCCTGTGTCACGCATACGGCGAGACGATGAACTTGCCTACCGCTGAGAAAATTCTCATTCTTTCCAGCGATAAGGACTTTGCTCAGCTCCAGAAGTATGCAAATGTCCAGCAATACTCGCCCATCATGCGGAAGCATATTGCTATTGACAACCCTGAGCGGTTCAAGCAGTACCACATTCTTCAAGGCGATAGCGGCGATGGTGTGCCAAACTTCCTGTCCGTCGATGACACCTTTGTGTCTGGTGGCAGACAGAAGCCACTGCCCAAGAAGAAGCTTGAGGAATGGACTACGCTCCAGCCCGAAGCATATTGCACTGGTGAAATGCTGCGGAACTATTATCGCAATAAGAAGCTGGTCGACCTTGATGAAGTACCTGAGGAATTGCAGACGCAATGCGTTGAGGCTTATCGTGCATACGAGCGGCAGCCTCGCAGTAAGATCCTCAACTACTTCATTCAGAACCGCTTGCGTACACTAACGGAATCTATTGGAGAATTTTGATGACCGATCGGTTAGAGCGTGATATCACAGCGATGGAAAAAGAAATCCGACAGTTGAAAACAAAGCTGGATAATTCCATCATTGATATCCGTGCAGTCAATTTTTATGGTTGGGTCAACTCTGCGCCAGCTATAAAAGCTAGAACTTGGGAAGTGGTGCGCCATGAAATCCAATACAAGCGCCAAGGATCGTCCGAGTGGATATCTATTCCAACAATAAATCGCGATGATGAAAATTCATATATAAAGATTGTAATACCAAATGGAGAACTTGAAGAATGATTGATATGGCTAAGTATGCCGAATTCGTTATGGCTGTGACTAGCAAAGAAAGTCGAGTCTGTGCGGAATTTGTTGACAGAGTGAAGACAATACATTATGATAGGGATACTGTCATCAATGTACCATTGCTTCTCACCGCTATCATTGGCATGACCAGCGAAGCTGGCGAAGCACAAGAAATCTTAAAGAAGGTTCTCTTTCAAGGTAAAGACTTTACCGCTCATACCCATGAGCATCTAAAGAAGGAACTTGGTGACGTAATTTGGTATTGGACTAATGCATGTAATGCATTGCAGATTGATCCAAATGAAGTAATTGCAGGAAACGTGGAAAAGCTTCAGGCTAGATATCCTGGTGGTACGTTCGATGCTTTCTATTCTGAAAATCGTAAGGAAGGTGATATCTAATGGTAAAGAAGTTGGTGTTGGTAGAGGCTATCTCGCAGTACCGCATGACGTATGTGATGGAAGTCAATGACGATCCACAGCATGCCTTGGATGCGCTCACACTTGGTGAAGCCACAGAAGAAATGAGCCAGGAGTGGTTAGGTGAAACTATTTTCTCCCATCAAGAGATTACTGATGAACAGTATCTCAAAATTTTCAACGAAAGAAACGGCTACCTCGAAACATGGACCGACGATCAAAAGCGAAAGTTCATTTATCGAGTTGACTATACAGGAGGATCCGTGGATGAATAAGCGTCCTGCGCTCGCGCAGATTATCGAAAAAGTTGAAACTCAGAAGACCAAGTCTAAGCAGGTCGAGTTTCTAAAGAAGTACAGTTGCAAGGAACTCAAGACCGTTATTGGTTATGCGATGGATCCTGGTGTGACATGGTTGCTCCCTGAGGGTGATCCTCCGTTTACACCTCTTGCACAATCAACCGATCAGGAAGGCCGCTTCTATAATGAAACGGATAAGCTTCTCTATTTCATCGCCTCTCCTGAGGGGCAGAATGTGAAGCAGATTCGGCGTGAACAGCTTTTCATTCAGGTGCTTGAATCCATTGATCCTCGTGATGCTCAGTTGCTCCTTCGCATGAAGAACAAGCAATTGAAGATCAAGAAGGAAGCGGTCAAGGAAGCATTTCCTAATCTAGCAGCTAACTGGTAAGGTACAATGAACACAGCATTTGTTATTGGTAACGGTACTTCGCGCACTGGTTTTGATTTGCTTCGCTTGAAGCCTTTCGGTACAGTGTTTGGTTGCAATGCTCTTTATCGTCAGTATCATCCTGACTATGAGTTGCCCGATTATCTGGTGGCTATTGATGAAGGTATCATGCGCGAGATTGAAGCTTCGGACTTTCCGTCCAAGCGCGTGATCTTTCCTCCGATTGACGAGCGGTGGGAACCCGCTTCATGCAATCAGGGCCGCCCGCGTAGCAATGCTGGCATGAACGCAATGCGCGAGGCAATCAAGTTGGACTTTGACCAGCTGATCTGCCTCGGGTATGATTTCCTCATCAAGGATCCCGCTGCGTCTGTGTCTAATCTATTTCATGGCACAGACAACTACGGACCAGAGACACGCGCAAGCGCGAACGACAATCCTGGGCGTGTTCGCTACCTTCAGTGGCTCGTCAATCAGCATCCTGAGATTGATTTCATTTTCATCTTCCCATCGGATGCTATCGTGACACCTATTGAAGGTCCTAACGTGTTTATCAATACCTATGAAAATCTCCAGCAGTTTACAATCCAACTCGTGGATGCTCAGTAATGAATTATCCTGCAGCCATTGACCTTGCGGTCTCTATCTTCATCTGGTTTAGTTCATCAGCCTTCGGCTACTTTGCAGCACGATGGTTCTGCCGCAAGTTCCTGGATAAGGATGATGATGTCGTTTCGCTAGGTACGGTATCTGCGGACGATATCATGGACTTTTCAGATGATGATAAGCCTTTCGTTCCTGTGAAGATTATCAAGGAGAATGGTCTCCATTATGCATGGTTTACCAATAACAACCTATTCGCAGGCCAAGCGGTGAGCGACGCCGAAATCCGCTTGACGGTTCAGGATCATCTTCTCGACCAGCTTGGGTTGAAGGTCGCTTATGTGTACGAAACACCAACCGAAACACCTGTTGCATAATCGGTTACAAAAATTCGGTTGACAATAAGCCAACTGCCTGTCATAATGTAAAGAG